GACAGAGTTCCTTACAAAGCGTGGGCGAAAGACGGATGGGTTGAACTTACTCCGGGCGCTGTAACTAGAACCGACTACGTTCAGCGATACATCGAGGGAAAAGACCACTGTGGTAAGTTGAAGGAAATATGTTATGACCCTTACTCGGCCTGGGAGTTTGCTAGTTCTATGGAGGGTAGAGGTCACGTGTGCGTGGAAATTAGACAAGGTGTACAAAGCTTGTCAGAAGCAACTAAGAAATTCAGGGATTTGGTTCTGGAAGGTAAGATAGTACATGATGGTAATCCATTGCTAACTTGGTGCTTGTCAAATGCGTTAGAAGTGGTAGACAATAATGGAAATATAAAGTTGTCTAAGAAGCACAAGGACGATAGTCAGAGGATAGATGCTATAGCTGCGATAATAAACGCAATGACTAGGGCTTACGTACCTGACAAGGTGTCAATATACGAGTCCCGAGGTATGAGGACGATTTAAAGGAGGTGATTAAATGAAGTTTAGAATACCATTTACAAGTAGAACGTTTGAGATAAGAAGTAGCTTGGCTAATCCTCAGGATTGGTTATTGGCGGCACTGAACCGAGGATATGACAGCAAAGCGGGTGTAACTGTATCAGCGAATGACGCATTGAAGCTATCAGCAGTATACGCGTGTGTAAAAGTGATATCAGAAAACATATCCTACTTAAACTGTAATTTATATAAAAGGAGGGATACAGGAAAAGAGCTTGCCGACAATCACAATTTATATTATTTACTTCATAATTTGCCTAATCCAGAGACTACATCGTTTGAATTTTGGCAGATGTATTTGGTCAATTTATTGCTCACAGGAGACGCTTTTGCGTATATAAAACGCGATGAAAATGGGAGAATCCTTGAAATTTGGAACATTCCTAGCAAAAACGTGACTATTTACAGGAATATTAACACAAACGAGTTGTATTACAAGGTAAAAGTAGAAAACGACAGAGAAGTCGTGTATTATCCCGAAAACATAATGCGCAGCGTAGGAATGAGATTTAACGACAAAGATTTACCTATAAACACAATTCAAGTAGCTAGAGACGCTTTGGGGTTGTCAATGGCACTAGAAGAATACGGCAGTAAATACTTTGCTAATGGTGCTAGTGTTGGAGGAATTATTGAATATCCAACCGCTTTGAGTGACGCAGCCTTCTCCAGATTTAAAGAAGACTTCCAGAAAAACTATGCTGGTGTGGGTAATTCAAACAAAATCCTTTTTTTAGAGGACGGATCGAAGTTTACTAAAATCTCAAACAGCCCAGCAGAATCCCAAACTATAGAAGCTAGACAATTTCAGATAATCGAGGTGTGTAGGTTCTTTAATGTTCCACCTCATAAGATTATGGAGTTGAGTAGAAGTACAAACAATAACATTGAACAACAATCAATTGACTTTGTACAATCGTGTCTGTCGCCCGTGTGCGTGAGGCTAGAGCAGACGATATTTAAAGACCTATTCAGTATAGTGGAACGCAAGAAATACTTCGCTAAGTTCAACGTCAACGCCCTGATGCGTGGTGACACAGTATCAAGGAAGGATTACTACAATACAATGCTTCAAAATGGCGTAATGAGTCCAAATGAAGTGAGAGCGTTGGAAGACATGAACTCGTACGAAGGCGGAGACATCATGATGGTCAACGGGAACATGATACCAGTCAACAAAATAGAAGAGGCGTACGATAAGAAAATGAATCCGCCAGTAAGCAATGGAGGAGGTGAAATAAATGGAGATAAGAGCAAACCAGACGATACTGGAGATCCGGGAGTTACAGGAAAATAGTGCTAGGACAATTCAAGGTTATGCTGTGAAATGGAACGAATTATCAAACCCTATAGGCGGTTTATTCGTCGAAAAGTTTGAAAGGGGCGCTTTCACGGAGAGTTTAAAGACCAATAACCAGAAAGCATTTTGGAGTCATAACTCAAACTACGTACTTGGTAGTACAAGAAGCAATACCTTGAGGCTTTCGGAGGACGACGTGGGACTTAGATTCGAAGTCGACTTACCTGACAGTACTTGGGGTAATGATGCATATACAAGCATTAAGCGGGGTGATGTGGATAACGTTTCATTTGGATTCAGTCTAGTAAACAAAGATAGTGAAGCGTGGGAAGATAGAAGCGATGGCGTTCTAATAAGAACAGTTAAAACTGCTAACTTATTTGAAATAAGTCCAGTAGCATTCCCAGCATATCCACAAACAGAAGTGTCGGCGAGATCACTCGAAGCGTATAACGAGTATAAAAAATCAGCAATTCCTGTGGACGACACAGTGAAAATATATTTGCGTGAGTTAAGGAAAAAAATATTATATTAGGAGGAAAATAAGATGATGAACAGAATCTTAAAATTGAAAGAGGAAAGAGCTAATTTGACTGTGCAGATAAGAGGTATCTTAGACGAAGGTGTTGAGCACGACAAAATCGACGAAGTTAAGAAGTTGGAAAAAAGAGCCGACGAACTTAGTGAAAAAATACTTATCGAGGAACGCCAACTCGAAAGAGAACGCGCTACAGGCGAGAGAGAAGAGAAAAGAGAAGAGAAGAAAGATAAAGATGTAGAGGTTAGAGAAGCGTTTGTTAATTATTTAAGGACTGGCTCAGATCAAGCTATGAGAGAATACAGAGATCTACAACTGGACAACCCAACCCAGGCGGGCTATCTTGTACCACAACAACAGTTCGTTAACGAATTGATTAAAGAACTGGACAACCAATTTGTAATAAGAGGTCTTTGTAAGATACTACCACCACTTAAAGGTAGTCACTCACTCGGTTATCCAAAGAGAAATGCTAGAGCTAACACTGCTGTTTTTGGAACTGAATTACAAGCGCCTACGAAAGACACCGCACTTGCGTTTGGACTGCGTGAATTTCGCACAAACCCAGCGATAGGTGAAATAGTATTATCTAAGACTTTAATGAGGAATCTTCCTGGAATAGAAAATCTAGTACGCCAAGAACTTGCATACAATTTCGGCGAGTTATTAGAGCAAAAATATATTGATGGAGACGGAAACGGATGCCCACTTGGATTATTCACACCACATGCAGACGGCATAAGCGTTGCTAGGGACGTTTCAGCGGGCAATACAACTGGGGAGGTTAAATACGATAATTTACTTAATTGTAAATATGCGCTCAAACCACAATACCAAAATAATCTAAAGTTCCTTTTCCATAGAGATATAGTTAAGCAGATAATTAAGCTCAAAGATGGAGATGGCAACTATATATATCAACCAAACGTTCAGATTGGTGGAGTAGATCGTTTATTTGGCATAGAAGTTATAATGTCAGAATATGCACCAAATGTAGCAACTACGGGAAAATATGTGGGTTTGCTTGGAGATTTCACTGGTTATTGGATTCTGGATTCCTTGAATCTGGAAATAATTGCACTCAACGAGTTGTATGCGAGACAAAATCAGTGTTCCATAATCTGCCGACTAGAAACAGACGGCGCGCCAGTAATTGAAGAAAAATTCATCAGAATCAAATTAGCTTGATAAACTTCCGTATTCGTCGTATAATGATAGAAAGGGGTGATTATTATGATGGGTATTTACAAAATCACTTGCTTAGTAAACAATAAAGTCTACATTGGACAGAGTAAGGATATTATTAGGAGATTATCGCATCATAAAACACTACTCAAACATAATAAACATTCCAACGAACACCTCCAGTCAGCACACAATAAATACGGACTTGATAATTTCACATTTGAAACGCTTGAAGAGTGCATAGAAGATGATATAGACTTACGAGAGGTTTATTGGATAAACATTCATAACTCTACTGACAGAACAGTAGGATTCAATATTCAAGTTGGCGGATGTATTACCAAGAGTCATTCCGACGAGAGTAAAATAAAAATGAGTCATTCTCATATGGGTAAAAAGTTATTGGAAGAGACTAAAACGAAAATAGGAAACGCTAACAAAGGCGAGAATAATATATTGTACGGAAAACACTTATCCGATGAGGTGCGTTATAAAATAAGTCAAAGTAAAAAGGGATGTAGTTCTTGGTGTAAGGGTAAGAAATTACCGCCATCCTGGAATAAAGGTAAACCTTGGAGCGATGATGCGAAACTCAAAATGAGTGAGGCTAGAAAAGGCAAGTCCCCTGCCAACAAAGGCGTACCGATGTCGGATGAACAGAAGCGCAAGTTAAGTGAAAGTAAGAAGGGTAACATTCCGGGAAACAAAATAAAAGTTACAGAAGAGATGATTGGGGACTTTAAAAATGGAATGTTACGAAAAGAATTCAGGACTAAATACAATGTGAGTCAAACCGTATGGGACAGAATAAAAAGAGAATATCTAAACCAAGACGCTGGATAATCAGCGTCTTTATTAAAATTATGGAGGAATAAAATCATGATATTATCATTATTGCACGTTGGACAATTCAATAAGGTTATAAACTATACTGTGGCAGGCTTTGGGGATGTTATAAACGGCGACATCGTTGACATGGACGGATATGAAAACGCGCTTATCGTGTGCGCTCTGG